AACACGGATATGGTTGTAATTGATGTCGATTGTGATTGTGTCTTCACCGCCACCATCTGGATGATTAGCTTCAGCTACTTCAAGTTTAGGAAACTCAAAGGCATATCCATTACCCTTACTATCTTCAATCGAAAACTCTAAAGGCATTGTGTCGCGGGTTTTAATAAAATCGATATATCCTGCGGATTGTGCAGAGAACATGTATTGAGTGTTTGCTTTAATGTCTACAATCTTTTCCAGATACGTAGTTGCTGTGAGCTTCTTAGAGCCAATACAACGGATTGCTTCCATATTATTACTAATAGTCACCTCAAGTGACTGCATGCAAGCTGTTCCTACAACAGTTTCATTATTAACCTTAAGGTCACCAACATTCAGGGCTGAAACAAGTACTGCATCAGGAACTGGCAAAGGATTTACAACAGGGCTAGTAGTCGTACGCTCGAATAAAGTTCCCATCAATCCAAATGAAGTATTGATTTTACCTGTAGTGGCAATTGCCATTTTTGCTTCATTTACTCGGACACCACGATAAATAAAGACTTGGTTTACATCTTCATATACTTTAACGAAGGTAAATGTTTTTCGAACGTTACCACCAAAATTTAAGACATCACTCGCCCAGTTGTTCATTGCTACTGCTGACCAGAAGTCATCAAATAAGCCAATCGATAGTTCAACTTCTAATGAGCCTGTGATTTCAGCCTCAGTAGCAAAACCACCTTGACGGAATCTTGTATCTGCGACACTACTTGATGTTTCAGTTGTAACGTTTTCCGTTAAACCATCTGTCACACGACGAACAGTTTTCCATACTGGCGTTGTTGGTAATACTTCAGGTGTTTGTTCCTCTGCATAATAGAGGCGGATTTTTGCACCACTCGACATGGCTTACTCCTTAATTTTCGGGCATTAAAAAGCCCTCGAATTGAGGGCGTTGGATTCATTTAGTTTTGATCATCATCAAAATCTAATTTGTGCTGTGTTTTCTTGACTAATTCGTCTAATTTTTTCAGTATCTTTGGCTTAATCTGCTTGCCACCAATATTTAATATTCGACCAGCATTAGACAGTGTTTCAGTCCATTGATCAGCTAAGAGTGTCAATTTGCCTATCTCTAGTTGAAGCCCTGTAAAAGCATCACGGGCAATTTTTTCTTGTTCAATATAATATTTTCGGATTTCATGACCTTTGTTATTACGTTCCATCATTCCTAGATGTTTAGTCATATCTACAGAAATGATGTATTCGGTTGATGGTCGCCCACCTTTTAGGTTTTCGTCTTTTTTGACGATAACCACATAATCAAAATTTTCTTCAAATTTACATTGAGTAATTCTACGTTTAATCCAGTGAGAGAACTCGGCTTTTACTTCTAACATTTCGTGCAGATCACGGGCATTCACACCCAACTGGACTTCACCATTAAGTTCCACTTCTATAAATGGATTTTTTTCAAAATTTACAATTGCATTCATATCGTTTACCTCGTCACCTTATAAAAAAGCCGCACAGACATGTGGTAACGAGACACATCTATGCGGCTAAACTTTCAAAAGAACTGGCAGGCACACTGAACATGAAAAGTGTGCTTTTCGGGGGTTAACCTAGCCAGTGTTCGCCTGAATCTCAGGCATAAAAAAACCTGCCGCTAAGGACAGGCTCGTTTAAAAGTGAATTAGTTAATTGGCTCTAAAATTTATTGAAATGTTGTATTGAACAAAGTCCGTGTTATTCCCCAAGTTCTGCACTTGGCCCTGTAGTATTTCTAATTGACCGATTGAGAAATATTCAAAGTGAGTCAACCAAGCATCTGCAAGCT